GATTCTGGATCTAATGATAAATTAGCATGTGTTTCAATTATTTTCTTTTTCTTTATGGTATCATTACCTTGTCTAATTAAAAGGGTAAATGTACCTTTAGCAGTATTTTGATTAGATATTTCCCAACGGAAGTTATCAACACGACCACCGAATGATCCACTACCAAAATGTTCATTTGATGTAGAATCTACTTCTGGTGTTAATAATTGATCAGTTCCTAAAGCGGAGCCAGTTCCTACAAAGTTATTGAACTGAGGACCATCACCTAAAGCTTCAAGAGTAAATATAGTGTTCAATGAACCGGATGGGTGAACTGTTAAATCCACATTAGCAGTAGCTTTAACAGTATCATTACCAGCTACTCTTACAATAGTAACTGGACCACCTTGTCGTAAATATTCTTTAGCAGTATGAGAAGTTAAAAACTGATAGTTATCACTACCACTTGTTATGATTTCTCCAAACAATCTAACATATTCACCATAAGAATTAACTATGGTTGGTTCAAGAACAGGACCCTTTACAGTAGGACCAACAATAGCAGCTCCAACTGGACCGGCTGCCGCGGGTAAAAACGATTGGTCTATTTCATTTGTAAATACACCTGGTGATACAATTTTTTCAGCCATTTAATTTCTCCGAAACTTTTAGGAATGATTTAAATATAATTATTCATATATAAATATTACCTATTTTCTCAAAAGATAAAAAAAGGATTTATAATTGTAGTTTTTTTTACTTAGTGGGTTCTACTTCTACGGTTGGTGTGAATACACCTGTTTGAGGATCTAACTGACCAGGACCATACTTTTTAGTAATAGACTCTAGTTGTGTTTGTTCTTCTTTTTTAAGACCTTCTAATTCCTCATGAAGTTTAAACTCTTCTTCTTCAACTGCTTCGTTTTGTTTTTCTAAGTTGATTTTAGCAATAGCCAACTGACCAAATCTGTTTGTTATAGCAGCAGATTTGTTTTGTAGTTCAGCTAATGATTTAAGTTCTTCTTCTGTAAATTTAATTTCGGACATTTAAAAACCTCTTTTTTAGTTTGTTGTAACAATTATATATATAATTATATAATTTTTTCGGAAAAACTAACTTTTTTTGGTGTATATCCTCTTTGCATTTCAGCAGTTTTACCTAAGATATTATCAGTAAACTCTGGCATTACATACCCTTTAATAGTCATAGTAAATTCATTCTTTATCATTCTTTCACCTTGTGATTCCATTTCTATCTCATTTGATATATCACCATCAAGTGATGAAAGAAAACGGTGACTGGTTTGGTCACCAAAGTAAGTTTCTAAATGCTCTAACCAAACTGAATTTAAGTCGTTCATTTGCTCTATATAAGATGTCATCATAACTATACTATAGCTACAAGTTACAAAGTCTGGCATACCTGTTTTAACAAACTCTTGAACTGGTTGTTGACCTGTTAATACTGAAAATCTATCATATCTATTATTTTTACTCCAACCACTACTTGAACGAATAACAGATATAAACTTACCTTGTAGGTCATTATCAAATGACATAGGCATATTATCATCAAATCCAACTGATGTTCTTTTTATTACCATAATAGGTAAGATTATAGCACCATTCTTATCTCGTAAAGCACCTCTTGTTTTAACAGACTTCCATCTCTCTTCATTACCATAAAGAACAGGAACAGAGATTATCTCATTTTGTTCCTTTACCTTTGGTTTCATAATATTTCGGATATGTTTGATAACTGCTGTATCTATTTCTTTTAAACCAATAGAGAATCCCTTACCAACATTAGGACCACCTGGTTTCTTGATGACAACCTTAGAGTTTCCTTTCTCACTCCTTATACTAGTTTGTGATTCTCGGTTTACAGAAGATACATTTGGAGCATCTTTGTTTGTTATTGGTTTAATTGCCACGACGTAGTTTCCTTAGTTTATCTAATTTACTTTTAGAATCATTTTTATATGTTTCTGATTTTAATCCTTTGGTTGATACCTTATCAATAGCTATTTGTTTTTCAATAGGAACATCTACAGCACCTAATGTGATATTATCTTTCTCCCCATATACATTACCTTGTTTTAACAAACCTATTATCTCATCAAACTTATCAGCTCTTGGTTCTTGGTAGATATTTTCACTATCACTATCATAATTTTCCACAAAGTCAAGGTTTTTTTCAGCTTTAATTACTGAAGACCGTCTTGGTTTCATCACAAGTTTTTTATCTAATAATTGTATAGCCATTATCTAGGTCTTTCCTCTATGTTAATAGATGATAATCTACTACGGTGTGCTGTTGCTTTTATAGCATGATTAAATCCAGGATGACCACCGATAAGCTGTGGTTCGGTTACTCCGTTGATTTCCCAATACCAATCATTCCAATCACACACATCACCAGCTTCAGGAAAAAAGTTTAATGAACCACTAGCTAAATTATTTCTCTGAAACATCAAATCTATTGTAGAGTTAGAATCGGGTCCTGCCTCATTAAATTGTTCTACTTCAGGAGCATTATATCTTATTAAACAATTGACTCTAAACCCAACATTAAAATACTTAGTAGTTGATTCACCATATATGTTAGAATTAGTATGTTCTGGTGCTACCTTGTAAATATCAACTGATTGACCGACTATCTCATCAATGAGTTCTTCATTCATATGGTCAACTAAGTTGATTTCCTTTTGGGAAATAAAAAATGGTCTTGTAGCAGACATGTGTTATCCTATGTATATGTGTAGTGGAGCTTTCCCTAACACTTCTTGTTGAGCATTTGCTTCTTCGGCTTCAGCTTTTAACTTTTCAGTTAAAGATACCGACTCTAAAAATTCTTTTAACTCTTCTAAGAGTTGTATTTTTTCTTCTCTACCCTCTGTTTTTAAGGCTTCACCATCTAGTGTTACCTCACCATCAGGTATCGGCATAGAACTATACTTACTTCTGATAATACCCAATAACTCTTTAGCAAGAGCATAAGTATACTTTCTAATCCATTGACGACCAGGTTGATTGATAGAGTTATAGGTAATAAATTTATATGGCACATTAGAAGGATCTGATACCCCACCTTGTAAACCAGCATTAGCATTGTCTGTGTTTCTAATATCATCTTTAACATAATACTCAAAATATATTTTTTCTCCAGCATCACCACTTTGTGGTCTAGGAAATATTCTTAAATTGTTATTGTGAATTTCAAAGGAGTAAGCACTTTTCCTAACTATGTCTGATGTTTCAATTGAGTTAGCTCTAGCTAAGTCATAAGATATAGGTTTAAGGATAAATGATATTGCCGGTGATACATTACCAAAACCAAAAGCGTCTAGTAATTGTCTTTGGTCAAATGAACCAGCATAAGGATCGTAAAATCTTGATACGGCTGCTGGAGCATGATTAAATACCCTTTGAACTTCAATTCTTTTATTACTTTCACTTACACTAGCCCAAACATCTTGTAAATCATAATCTTGTTTTGAACCTGATAAAACTATATGTCCTTTTTTTAGGTCAATATTTTCACCCATATTAACAGCTTGACCATATTTGTCGGATAGCCCAATAGATGCTCCTAATGTTGGAGTTATAGGATTAGCAGAACCTGTACTTAATGATCCTGATATTCTACTTTTCTCACCATATTGTTCCCACATCCAATTCTTTATATTGTAGTTATTTATATGTTGTGAATATTCATTTACTGCTTCTTCAAAACAAGCATAGATAGAACCACTTGGTATTTCAAGTTGTAAGACTGGAAAACCAAGTCTTTTAGCACACCACTTAGTTACTGAAATAATATCAGTTTTAAAAGTTGAATCGGCATCATATGTTCCATATGGTGTTTCACCACTTGTAAAGGTTGACGGATCAACATAAGCATAATCTAATTTTGGCATTTACAGTTCTCCTTAACTATAAATATATAGTTTAAAAAAACAAAAGGGGAAAACCGAAGTCTTCCCCTTTGTTATGTATCAGGTTTATGATATAATTTAAATTAAGTCAAGTGACTTACAATGAATTAAACCATAGAACTCTGGACGAATCATCTTCTTAGCGTAACGAGTCATCACACCTTTTCTTGGTGTAAAATCACTAGGATCGTAAACCAATGGAGTTGTAATTAACGGAACGTATGGTGAATATACAGCACCAGTTTCTAGGAAGTTACTTCCTCTAAATCCAACCAAGATTGAATTTTCAGTCATGTAAGGATTCTTGTAGACTGTGTAACGACCAGCAGCTTGACCTATCTTAGAGATACCCATGCTGAATTGATCATTTCCACCGTCACCAGGCTGACTTACATAGCCAGGAAGTGATTCAAGGATAGTAGCAACTTTTGGAGCAACAACTACAAAGTTAGCACCACCACGAAGTGTCAAACGATGAATTTCATTTGATACTTTTTGAATCTTAGAAACTAGAGTCTGATACCACTCAAACCTAGTACCATAAAAGGTATTAGATACGAAAGCAGTAGTAGCTGAATCATAGTCTTCACCAGCTTTTGCTGACCAGTATTCTTCTGTTTGAGCATCACTAATTAACATATCAAGGATTTCTAAATCAATTTCCATTGAGATATAATCACTTAACATTGATGTTAATTCAGCTTCAGCATCTACAGAATGATAAGCGTT